ACCGGGCAAGTATCGTCGACGATGACCTCGTAGCCCAGGTAGGTCGGGATATTCACCACGCCCTGGCTGTTCGGAATGAACGCGATCAGGTTCTGCTTTTGCAGGTTGGTATACACGACGGAGTGCATGCCGATCGCGACCAGCTTCTCGGCGGCGTCGCCCATGGTCTGCTTGGCCGCCAGCACGACGGTCGGGCCGATCAGGTTCGCCGCAGCCGGGGTGCCGGCGCCAGGCAGCGCCACATTGACGACCATGTCGCCGCCGTCCTGCGCCACGTTCGCGGCCAGCACGCCCTTGAGCTGGGCGTTGACGACGCGCAGGCCCTGGCGTGCCCAGTAGCCGCCGACCAGGTCGCCGATGACGCGCATCGGGTCCTTGGCCAGCAGTGCGCTGGTCAGATCCATGCTCGACCACGATTTATTGCGGAAGAACTTCTGTGCGGCGTCCTTGCCGGTGCCGATCTTGTCCGGGCTGGACTTGACGGCCGGATCGTCCGAGCCGGTATTCGCCTCGCCGTCGGCCAGGTCGTTCCAGTACGGCAGATCGAAGTACGACGCCGGGCCTTGGGCCAGTGCCGAAATTTCGGCGTCCGGCTGGATGATCCCGGATTGGAACAGGCGCGACAGCTCGGTCGTGCGGTTCACCACGTAGGCATTGAAGATCGGCGGGACGAGGACGTCCGAAATTTGAGTAGTAGCCATGAGCTTTTATCCTTTACGGAATGATGACGCCGTGCTCGGCAGCCATGCTGCGCGCCAGGGTCGGGTTTTCGGTGTAGAGCTTGCCCTGCTCCGTCATGTTGAGACTGTCTTTCGCCCACGGGTTGACCTTGCCGCTGCCGCCGCCCGAGCCGCCCGCACCGCCGCCGCCATTGTTCGGCGCGTTCACGAAGGCCTTGCCCTCGTCGCCCGCCGCCCACGCCTTGACGTGGTCGCCGAGCAGCTTGTCGCCGATCTTCGCGACGCGGGACTCGCCGTCGGTGGCAATCTCGATCTTCTCGCCGCGCAGCATTGCGGCTGCAGCCTTGAGCATGACCGGATTGGTAACGCCCGCTTCGGTCAGTGCGGCGGTAAGGCCTTGATCGACCAGCAGGCGCTGCGTTGCGGCTTGTTCAGCGGTCAGCGACTTTTCGGCAGTCTCGGCGCGCTTGGTAGCGTCCTTGGCTGCTTTCTGCGCTTCGGTCAATTGGCCCTTGACGGCGTCGAGTTCGTTCTCCAGGCGTTCCATATCCTTGGGGTCGATCTCGCCTTTCTTGCGTGCCGCGCGCAGCTCGGCAATCAATTCGTCGCGTTTCGTTTCCAGCTTTCCAGTAGCTTCCGCAATCGCGTCAGCTAAAATCTTTTTGTCGGCCGGGTCGTTCGGGTCAAAAGCCATCGTGGTTTTCCTCGCAGAGGTTAGCGCGGCGCAGCCGCAAAATCATAATCCGGCGCAGCCAGATATTGCCGTCATTCTATAACACAATTTTGATGCGATTGAGAAATTTTGATTAGGATGCTTGACAAAGTTTATTTATTAAACTAAATTAACGCTCAGCGGTCGCACGGTGCGGCCCTTACTAGGAGAATGGAAGAATGGCGATTATCAAAAAACGGGCGGACAAGCTGCAGCCGGGCGACGTGCTGCCGGCGAACGGCGCGCAGCCGCGGCGAGTGGTCCAATGGGTGGAGACGTACCGCGATGGACAGGTATGCTGGGGAACCGCCGACCTTAAACGGCCCGGGCTGACCCCTCCGCAAATGCCGACGCCGGCCAGCGTCGAATTCGATGTCGAAGCGCCGGACGCTTGGCAGCCGACGCCCGCGCAGGAGCGCGCCGAGGCGCTGGTCGACCTGGTGCAGCGTGCGGAAACCTGGCTTTCGATGGCGCCGCAAATCGATGGCGTCAACCCTTGGCTCGCGCTGGCCCGCACGGTGCTCGGCCAGATCCTCGTGCCACCCACGCTGGCCGAGGCGCTGCTCCAGATGCAGGCGCTGGTTTCAACGCTCGGCACATCGAACGAACCGACAGGCCTGTCGGGCGCCCTTGAAGTCCTCGACCGTGCGCGCCGTGCGGGGCTGCTGTGACGTTCAGCGAAGCGCTTGATATCTACCTCGATGCGCGCGACCGGCTCGCCGTGCTGAACGAAGAAAACGGCGATTGGGCGAGGTCGGAAAGGCACGAGGCTGCAGCGGAAATGCGCGAAGCTGCTACGGCGATGAACCTGCTGGCGCCGGGCCGGGTCGTTGATGGCGAGGTGCTGCGATGAACCGCCAGCAGATCGACGCGGCGCTGCGCCGCTTGGACCGACACGACGAGCTGATCGCGCAGCGCGAGCGCTTGAAACCGTGGCACCTGCGCATGGTGCTGTTCCTGCTGCGCTGCGTGGGGCGACCATGAACGCGCATCAGCGAAGGGTTGCGCGGCGTGCGGGCAACGTGATCGAGGCGTGCGTTCAGTGTTACATGGTGTACGACGCTGCGCACCGGGTTTGCCCTTGGTGCGGCATGCCGCCGCCGCGCCACTGGAACGCGCCGGTAACGGGCGTTTTCTTTCGCCGCGTGCGGCTGTACTAGCCGTAAAGCTTCCGTAGCTCCTTGAGCGACAGCGGTCGGCCGTACTGGTCGACCAGCTGGCGCAGCGTTATTTTCCCGTCGCGCCACAGCTGCGCGCGGCCAGGGCCGAGCAGATCGTCGACGAATGCCGGCCCTTTCTTTTCCTGCCGCTTCAAGAACGCACCGAACGACATGTCGGCGGCCACGGGTCCGCCGGTGGCGCTGCGGCTCGTGGTGCTCGGGTCGAACTCGGGCAGATCGATTCCCAGCTCCTTGAAGGTGCGGGTAACGGCTATTTCCGCGCTTCGGCAATTCCAATGAATAGGAACGCCGCCGTTATAGGGCAGCGTGTTTGGGCGAATCGGTTTGTAGCCCGGGATCTCCCATGCGGCGTTCGCCCGCGCGATGCACTGTGGCGTGGTGTGGCCGTCGAGCGTCGATATTTGCCGGATGCCTTTCACGACATCGGAATTTGCCAGCAGCGTTTCGCGTCGAGCGGCCCCGGCCACGGCCTGCACGCTCGTCTGGACCAGGGCCGCAGCGTTCGCCCGCGTCACGTCCATGACGCCGCCGACGTAGTTGTAGACCCGTTCGCCGTCGACGACCGTGTAGCCGGCGGCGCGCCCGCGAATGCGCCGGATGATCTGGTCGTTCGTCTCGGCCTGCGCGATGCCCTGCGCTACCTGGTTCTTAAAGCGAAACATCGTGTCGCCCGCCTGGCGCTTCCACCAGTCCGCCGAGGGTGCGCCCTGAATCAGCGTCTTGCCGGCCAGCGTGCGCAGCACCGTCTCGGTTGGCAAGCTTGGCGTGATGGCGCCCCGGAACGCATCGGCCAGGCTGGCGGCCGTGGTGCTGGCCTCGATACGCGCGAGCTCCCCGAGCTGGTCGTCGGCGCGGCTACTGGCCTGCGTGTAGTAGTCGTCGATGACCTTCTGCACCTGGCGCAGCAGCCGCGCCTTGTCCTCGCGGCTGATGTCGGTCAGCGGCCGCCCGTCGTTGAACAGGCGTTCGACAAGCTCCTCTTCCATGGTGCGCAGCAGGCCCAGGATGACGGCGCGCTCGCCGGCCGTGTACCGGAACAGTGTGATTTGCCGCGCGATCAGGTCGTCGGCCAGCGTGTCGTCTTTTAGCATCAGAATCCTGTTGACAGAGTTTATTTATTAAACTATTCTTACATACATCAACAACGCAACCGGAGAAACGATATGAACGCAGAACAAGCAAAAATCATCGGCCGCACCGTGACTGAGGCAACGCTCGATTTTCTGGCGTCGAAGCACGAAACGACCGCACGCGTGATTGCCGACCTGATCGCCGCAGGGCACGCCAATATGACGGCGCAATTTCACGCGCTGATGGCAACCGGCATGCACGAGGCAATTACCCATTTCTACGCAACGGCGCAGCAGTAACTTTTCCCTCGCGTGCCCGGCGCTTCCGGGCGTATCCTAGCGTTTCCACCCGTAAAATCATAACTGGAGCCCATTATGCCCAAGAACCCTAAGCCCGAACAGCAGAACCTGCCGCCCGCAGCATTCACGCCACTGGCCGAGGTGACGAACCATGGCAAGCTGAACCAGCTCGGCCCGTTCGACGTGACCTGTATCAACGGCGAGAACGCCATCGGCTCGGGCGGTGTGCTGGTCGAGGTGCAGGAATACAATGGCGCCGACGCCTACCATGTGCGCGAAAATGACGGGCTGATCGCCTACCGCACCGTGCAGCGCATGGACCTGGCGACCCGGCTGCGGCTGCCCGCCGACTACGACCCCGCCGACCTGGTCGGCCGCACGTTCCTGGTGCCGGCATGATGCGCGCGCTGCTGGTCATGTCGCTGGTGTTCTTCACGATGGCGGTGTTCGCGACGCTGATCGCGTTCGGCGCCACGGTGGATGACGCCACGTTCTACGCCTGCACCGCCACGCTGG